CAGATAATGAGAAATCAGCTCTATAGTTAGAGGATGATTCAACATTATTTCTGAAATATCCAGATAGTTTATGCAACCAATTGTAAACTGCTGTAGAACAGAAGAATACAGTTGAAGCAGAATTATTATATCTTGGATCTAACATTGCAGACATATCGTCAAGAAAATCATCTTGAGTTTTTGTTGCAATATCTAATGAAAAAGCATTTCCGTATGATGAAATCCAATCTACAGCACCTTGTGTAGTATTGTAAGTTGCACTTTGGCTACCAAATAGCAAGCTATTTTCGATATCCCATTTATGCTCAATCAACTTTTGCTTCCAGATACGTGCCCACTCATTACTCTCGTACTTTAATACAGTAGCACGATCAGTGTTATTCATAACTGCAGAAGTTTTGAATATTTGAGTTTGACCACTAGCTGTTAAGTAAGGTTGATCTTGCCATGTTTCTGGATATCCAGTACCAGCACCAAAAGCAGTACCAACTACGTAGCAACGATATGGCTCAAGAGTTTCTTGAGAAGCTGCAAGTTGAGCTGTACTTGGAATACCCATTAGGAACTTTGCAGCTCCGGGCCCAGTTACAACAGTACATGCTAAGGTTTTGTATTCAGAACTAGTAACACCATCTGTTACTGCATTGATTTTCACAACCATATAGCCTGATGTAGATTGATCATTGTTAGTATTAGCAGCATCTGCATAAGGAAGTTTAAGTAATTGGCCTGCAAAAAGAAACTCTGGAGCAGTTCCACTAGCTGCAATAGCTGTAGCTGTTTGCCCAAAAGCTTTTCTTTTATTACCATTACTTAGCCAATCTCCAGCAACTTCAAGGTATATATCATCACCAGCTGCATCATCAGCTGCTGCAAGATCTACTGCTGTACCGCCTGCACCACCTGCTAATGAAGTAGTTGCTGTGCTTGTGCCATCACCATGTTTATATACATATACATAGCGTTTTGTGTATGATTCACGCTTTTCAGTAAATTTGAAAGTCGGATCATCAGTTGGTTTTTTCGAAACCATGCTTACAAATCGAAAAAATGGATCTTGTGCTAGGCTTAATTCTGATACTTTATCGCCAAAGTTATACTTTCTGCGTAAAGCACCAGTAGCCGCACTAGGCCCAAATTCGACTGTAGGCTCGGAAGTATAATTACTTCCAGTTACGTTTAAAACGTCTGCCATTTGTCTATCTCCTATTTATTATTAAATTCGGATAGACTATAAATTGTTTAGCCTAACCGAACAAGTTGTCTACACCACCGTCAAGGCCTTTTAAAACATCAAAGACATCATCGTCTGCCGTTTTCTCTACTCCTTGACTGTTCGCTCCCGATGCGGAAGAAGGCATATTACGGACATTTTTCATTTGATTTAACATATCTGTTTTTGCTGAATTTGCAACATTCGCATTGTTCTGATTTCTGTTTAGTAAGTAATTAACATCATCAAGACTCATAATATGTTTTTGAGCTTTTTCCTTAAAGGAATTAAACTGCTCATCTGTCATATTATTCTTCTCTTTGAATTGTTGCTCTTCAGTTAGTCTAGCTTGGGCTTGTTGCATCTTATGAGCTCTGCCTTTTTCAGCTTGCATCATTTGACCAATTCTACCTTGTACTATTCTATCTACGTGAGCATTCATTACTTTTGCACTATCAGAATCAGGATCTGTTATTTCATTAGCGTCAAATACAAAATCTTCATCAAGTCCTAATTGTTCTTGAACAGATTCTGCAGGTTTTCCACCATTTTTCAAATAATCCCGAACATGATCTACCAATCCACTATCGTTTTTCATTGCTTGTAGGACAGGTACAAAAGGTTGAACCTCTTTATACTGTTCTTGCAATCGTACGGCCTCTCTGCTTGAGTCTTCGTATCTTTTCCTCCAGTCTGTGCCGTTATTAACTGGAAGATCCACATTCTCGGAGCCAACGTTTTGTGTAGTGTGGGTTACCTGTTCGGAGCCACTTATTTGTTGTTGGGTTACCTCAGCGGTTTCGTCTATGATACCACCATTGACTTGGTTCTCTAGGTCATCAAAAAAAGTCTCAGAGCCTGTATCAGATACAGCTTCAGCAGCTTCAAAGCTGTCTTGCTGCATACCGATTTCAGGGTTACCTTGACCTTCTGCATTGTCTACCATGTTTTCTCCTTATTTTGGTTAAAGTCAATGTGGATAGATTAAGCATTGCTATCTTTACTATCCAAACTATTTTTTGTAGATTGTAACATATTAGCCGCTTGCTGCTTCTGAGACTCGACATTATTAGACATTACATTCCGCAATAATTTTTGTTTTCCTTCTGTCTCAATGAACTCTTTTCCAAGTTGAGACTTAACTTCTTCTTTCTTTTTATTTATCTCTACATCAGCCTGCATTACTTTTTGTTTGATACCAGCTTGTACCAACTGTCTTTCAAGTGTTTCAATAGTACCTTCTTTATCCTTAACAGTTTCGGATAATTGTTGTACTTGGCCTTGTAGTTGTGAGTATAACGATTTTCTTTTCGCAATGTTCCCTTTATTCTTAATATCTGTTTCAGCAAGAACAGCTATATCATCTACTATTCCTAACTGCATTAATTGTTTTAATTCCTCTAAATATGCCCATCTATTAACTGGAAGAGTAGAGCCTTGAACAATTCTTATATCATACTTTAAAGTAGAAATATCCATTGACTTGCCTATAGCTTCTCCCATATCATTATATATAGGTATATTTACCTCTTGTTGTTTTTCATCCTGTAAAGATGAAGGCTGTATTAATCTAAACTTCTTATATGCTGAATATGTTGATTGAGCAAATTGTAATATCATAGTACCTAATTGCTTTAATCCAGGCTCTAATGATGTTCCCATCCATTGCTTAATTCTCCTAGTACCATACTCATCTAAAGCTAGCATGCCTCTATATGTTTCCCCAGCCTGAGCACTATCTCCCATCATAGAGCTATAAATACCTGCTAAGTACTCCATATCAGATTTACTTTCTTGAACTACTTGAAAGAATGCACTAGATAAAGGAGCAGGCATTACTGGAGTAGGTCTTTCTACACCAGGTCTTATTGGTAATAATGCTCCAGGACTTGATGAATACTTTTCCCATAGTTCTGCATCAATAGATCCTTCTTCATACATCCATCTCAAACTTGATCCTAAAGAAGTATTATGAACCATTAACTGATGAGCTTTATTTATTTCTTGCTGTTTACCAATTAATGGAGATACTGCTGAAATAGGAAACGGAGTACCTGTCCATTTAAAATGAAATGGTATAATAGGATAGTCTGTAATTGTATCAGGTAACACCTGTTCATATAATAATTTATCTCCAGTTACACACGTTTGTTTTATACGACTTGAATAGAATTGAACTTGATCTACTATATTTTCTGATATCTTAGGATCTTTAATTAATATTTTAAATTCTTTCTCAGTAACAATAACATTTTCAATCTTTGACGCCTCTGCTTGCAACTTACTCATACATTCTTGTTGGAATGCTTGTAATTGCTGTTGCATCATTTCTTGAGCTTTTTTTATTTCAAGCTGAAATCTTTCAGGAAGCATATCTCCACTTTGAACTGCTGCTTCCATTTGCTTTTGTTGCTCTAAAAATTCTACTTGCATCTCTGCTTGCATTTCCTGAACCTGTACATCACATTGTTGTTTTATAGCTCTTAACTCTTCTTCATTAGGAGGTATTCTATAAAAGACGCTCATATATGACATTTTAATTTTCTCATATACTTCAAAAAATTCAACCAATTCATCCATCTCACCTTCAGCAGTAATAGATAGACCATCATCCTGACTATCATTATATCCAAATAATTTCTGATCTCTATCTCCAGTAGCTCTCAAGCTATAGTTATAATTAGTTTGTTCATCACTATTTGAGTTAGCAATTTTTCTTTTATGCTCAGGGAATATTTTCATAAGATGAGCTTTAGGTAAAACCTTTCTTACCATTATAAAAGCCGCATCACGAAACAGCATATCACGAGATTTAGGATCTACATAAAGATCAAAAGGTTCTGGTTGTTGAACTACAACTTCTCCCAGTCCATTATCTGCATCTTTATCAACAGTAACTAATAAATATCCAATACCTTTAGTAACTGCATCATTTACTGCATTAGTATATAATGTAGAGCCATTTGAGTTATGCCATATATAATCAGCAAGATCTGATAGTACAGATGCTACATCAGTATCACTACCTTCTACGCCAATAGCTTGCCATCTAGGATCATTAGCTGTAGCATAAAAGTTTAACATTTCAACAACAGGTAAAATTCTATTAATTGTAAATGTGGGCATTCCTTGTTCTTCTAAGGAATCTTTTTCAGTACGAGTTAATTGTTCATCATGTGCAAACTCATAACCCTTTTGGTTTATCTGCTGCCATTGTCTTCTCGTGGCACTGTTTGCTAGATGATATAACTGACGGACTTGTGCTACTTTCTTGTTTAATTTTGCCATTCTTACATTCCTCTTTTGGTAAGTGTTCGTGATCTATTTCGCATATTGGTGGACAAGCGTAAGCTCCCTGTGGACAATCATATGATATATGATCACCATAAAAGTTTACACTCAGGATAAAAAATCCGTATAATATATTACCTACTTGTCCAATTCATTATGGGTTACTCTTCGTATTCTTCTAGAGTCTCTTCTATTTCTTCAGCAGAAGGATCATCAATTAGCAATCCAAAATCTTTTAAAAGCCAATCTGATAATATCTCTGCCATAAGTTCTTTTACATATCTCATTACCTTAAACCTCCACCGCCACGTTTACGGCCTCTATGCTTTTTACTTCTTTTTCTATTTGCATCTGGAGACAACTCCCATCTTTCTGTCTTTTTATTATATATAAAATCTTCTTTTTCCCATGCACATAAGCAACCTATACTTTCACGATAACCCCCATTAAGTTCTTCTGTCCATATATTTTCTGAATATGTAGGAAATAAACAATTACCTATGTCTAATAAAATTGCTACCCCTACTACTGTAAGCCAGTCATATATCATGCTGTTATCCAACTCTTTGCTTTAGGCTTTTGCTTAGTCCAGCCATCCTTACTTTCTTTCATTCCTTGTGGAGGATGGGCATATTTACAAGCATATGCTAAAGCATCTATTGTATCATCATGAGCCATTCTTGGACCAAAAGTTATAATCTCACGATGCAAATCATAGTGTTCTTTTTTAATATAGATTTGCCCTACTGCAAATCGTTGAGCTAATATTGA